TTACTACAATTCTTGTTGCTAAGGATTTCTGGAACACTCTTGATCTTGAGTTGCAAACCGAAATTGAAGATGCATCTTTTGATGCAGCTAGGGCAGAACGTGTCTGGTCTGTAGAAGACATTGACATTGTTAAGTCCAAATGTGAGGAAGATACCATTAAGGTAGTCACCATGTCTGATGAGGAACGTCTACGTTTCAAGAAGGCAACTGAGTACATGTATGAAAAATATGATGATATGTTTACGCCAGGGCTGCTTCAAAGTATCAAATATGATGCATGAAAATAATAAATCATAATAACTTTACTTTAACTAAAGCCTATAAAAGTGAGTTAAAAAATTATAATCCTCTAGACTTAGAAGATTATGACAGTCTTCATATTGGAGAATTGTATAATAACTATGTTTATGGTTTAGGGGCTCTGGTAGAATGTCCAGCGCCATACGATAGGTTTGGTGAATATAATTTCCTCAATGTAGATTTTGATCCTATACCAGAAATACCCGAAGGATGGAATCGTAATTTCAAAGATATAACAAATCAAAGAGCAGTAGATATCTGGAATATGGATAAACCTGTCAGGGTTTGGTATTCTGGTGGTATAGACAGTTCTACAGCATTGTCTGCACTTATTACTTGGAAACAACCACACCACGAACTAACTGTGTGGATGAGTAAGCAGTCTGTAGAAGAAAATCCTACTATGTTTGATAAAATTAAAAACATGGATTTAAATATACAGTGGGCTGAAAAAGAAACACTATTTTACACAAAAGAACATTGGGACGGTTCATCTGTTAATATTACAGGTGAGTGTGGTGATCCTATGTACGGCACATTTGTTATAGAAAATCACATAGAAGAAATTAACGATCATTGGACAAAGACTATAGATTTTGACGATGTGAACTACGTGTACAGAGATAGTAATCATCATTCTAAATTTATGCAGTTTTGTGAGGATTACATTAAAAGGTGTCCTTTTGAAATTAAGAACACTTTTGATTTTACGTGGTGGTTAGCGTTTACATTGAAGTGGCAATGGATAGATCGTAGATTGTTTGGTAATTTACCCGATCCTAGTGGTTATAAAAATATGTTAAGTTTCTTTAACACACCAGAATATCAAATTTGGAGTATGACAAATCACGATCTAAAACATCAAGGAACTTACAAAACATATAAGTGGCCATCTAAACAATACATATATGATTTTAATCCAGATTCAAGTTATTTGATGAACAAAACAAAAGAGAAGAGTTTACCAAAAACTGTAGGTAGCCATGCAAAAAAATCTTGGCACAGAAATAGAATTATATTTACTGATGGTACATACTATCCAGTAAATTCTGACATTATACCATCAGATATTTTAACTTGGGATTTATTTAACAAATCTTTATGTGATAAATATAAAGGAATGGAGATAACTCATGTATGAATATAGATGTGTAATACTAAGGGTAATAGATGGCGATACCGCTGATGTGGACATCGACTTGGGCTTTGGTGTTTGGTTGAAGAAACAAAGAGTTCGTTTCTATGGTGTTGATACTCCTGAGTCAAGGACAAGTGACAAAGAAGAGAAGGTCTATGGACTAATGGCCAAAAAGTTTGTGCAGAAATATCTTCCTTTGGGTACAACACAAGTTCTACGCACAAAAAAAGATGGTGTTGGTAAGTATGGTCGTATCCTTGGAGAATTTGTTATTGAAGACACAACTCTAAATCAGATGTTAATCGATACACACAATGCTGTTGCATATTATGGTCAATCTAAAGAGGATATTGTAGAAGGACATTTAAAAAATAGAGAACTTGTAAATGGCTGAATCAGTTTATTTAGGTAATCCGAATTTAAAAAAGGCCAATGTCCAACAAGAATGGACAGAAGAAGAATTAGTAGAATACCAAAAGTGTATGAAAGACCCCATATACTTTATTGTAAATTATTTAAAAATTGTCTCTCTTGATGAGGGACTTGTTCCTTTTGATATGTATAATTTTCAAAAGGAAATGGTAGGCACGTTTCATAATAATCGTTTTACAATATGCAAATTACCAAGACAGTCTGGTAAGTCTACTACAATTATTGCATATCTCCTACATTATGTTTTATTTAATGCATCAGTTAATGTTGCTATTCTTGCGAACAAAGCTGCAACTGCACGAGACTTACTATCACGTTTGCAGTTAGCCTACGAACATATGCCTAAGTGGTTACAACAAGGAGTAATGTCATGGAACAAAGGGAGTTTGGAACTTGAAAATGGTTCAAAGATTCTTGCATCTTCTACTTCTGCTAGTGCGGTTCGTGGCGGTTCTTATAATATTATTTTCCTTGATGAGTTTGCTTACGTTCCTAGTAACGTAGCCGAACAATTCTTTAGTTCTGTTTATCCTACTATATCATCTGGTAAAACTACAAAGGTTATGATTGTTTCTACACCACATGGTATGAATATGTTCTACAAGTTGTGGACGGACGCAGAAGAGCAACGTAATGAATACATTCCTATTGAAGTTCATTGGAGTGAAGTTCCTGGCCGTGATGAGGAGTGGAAAAAACAAACAATCAAAAACACTTCAGAACAACAATTCAATACAGAGTTTGAATGTGAGTTTCTAGGTTCTATTGACACACTTATATCAACACGTAAACTAAGACAACTTACATATAGACCACCCATGACTAGTAATGCTGGTCTGGATGTATATGAAAACCCAAGAGTAGATGCAACCTATTTTATGACAGCAGATGTTTCACGTGGCACATCTAATGACTATTCAGCATTTGTAGTATTTGACGTTTCTCAAATGCCTTATAGGATTGTAGCTAAATTTAGAGATAACGAAATAAAACCCCTTCTATTCCCAGCGAAAATTTATGAAGTTGCTCGAGCATATAATCAAGCATTTGTTATGATTGAAGTAAATGATATAGGAGAACAAGTAGCAAACGCAATGCAGTTTGATCTCGAATATGACAACCTTGTTATGGCATCTATGCGTGGGCGGGCTGGCCAAGTTATGGGTGGTGGTTTTTCTGGTGGTAAAGCACAATTAGGAATAAGAACTACAAAATCTACCAAAAAAGTAGGTTGTTCAAATCTTAAACAATTAATAGAAGATAATAAGTTAATTGTAGAAGATATGGATGTCATCAGCGAACTATCTACATTTATAATTAAAGGATCATCTCATGAAGCAGATGATGGTTGTACAGATGATTTGGTCGCATGTTTGTTTATGTTTGCATGGGCAACTGATCAACAATACTTTAAAGAATTAACAGACATGGACATTCGACAGACTATGATGCGAGAACAACAAGACGCATTAGAACAAGACATGGCCCCGTTTGGATTTGTAATTACAGGACTAGAGGATGAAAATATAGGTGAGATGGTAGATGAGTATGGAACTAAGTGGAGTCCTATAGTACGAAACTACGAAACAGATTGGTAATTAAAACCACACAAATATAAACGGAAATATGTATAGTGGCCATGCCAGTAACATAGACATTAACGAAACCTTAATAGGATTTGCGTCAGCAATCTTCGCTGCAGTAAAAGATGACAGTGCGACAGGTGGTGTTACCATAGATAACACCCCAAAATACAACACAAATAGATGTGCATATATGTCGGTGATTCCTGCATCAATAAGAGATGGAGCTGCGACTATTGCAACCAGTAGGTATGTAGAACTGGTCGGCATACCCATTCCAAGTATTATACACAATATAGCAACCATTGTCAATAGTAAAAACGTATTACCCCCAGATGCTACATTAAGTATAGATGTAATGTGAAAACTAAGGCCAGTTTGATCCATTATCCCTATTATAAGTCCTATTGCCGCAGATAGTATAATAAGACTGAACATTGCATTAGATATAGATTCTGCAAGATTCTTCTTGACAGGAGCTTTATATTGTGGTATAATATCAATGGAAGATAACTTTGGTGTGGTTAGTAACAACAAAATGTAAAACGTAACCGCTGGAAATATCGAAACTAGAACAACATCCCAATAAGATACCATAAGAATTTCTGCCATCAAAAATGCAGCTGCACCCATAACTGGAGGCATAAGTTGTCCACCTGTTGACGCAACCGCTTCATATGCTGCCGCCCGAACTTTTGAATATCCACATCTAATCATGAGAGGAATAGTAAGTTGACCCGTACTCATTACGTTTGCAACCGCACTGCCAGAAACGCTCCCAAACACCGCTGAGGAGAGTATAGCAACCCGTCCAGGCGATCTAACATACTTAATGATGTATTTCATTAAGAAATCTATGATACCAAAATATACTAGAATTTGTCCTACCAAAACAAACAAAAAGACGATTCCACACATGATTGAGACAGACATTCCCAACATTGCAGTATTGTCTATAACGATGTGAGATATTAGATCGAAGTAGTTCATATCTAAAAATAAAGGATATGTTAAAAATGCTGCCAGTATTATACCAAAAGATTTACCACTTGTCAAGTAGCAACTTACTAACACTAGGCCACAGAGTGGTATGGATATGAAATATAGAAGTAACTTATGATAATTAGCATATTCTGTCAAGTACGGATAACTAAAAAATAACGCAAGACCAATGCATAACAAAGGTATCTCTATTCTCTTAAATGCACATCCCAAAGAAGATAGTAGTATTAGTACGTACCATTGTTCATCTAACAGAGGGTATCCAACATAGAAATCTATGTCAGATACGCTCAGTATTAGAAGTAACGGTAAAACGTACTTAGTTAGATTTGAGGATACGGTAAGCAATTTTTGCACCATCATGCATAGGAACTCCACCAGTAAATGCGTTCATCTTATTTTTATCAAACCCACTTACCATTTTTGAAGACTTCTTATACACTTCTTCATGTTTATGTAATGCAAGAACAACATCCTTCACCACAGAGTTAGGAACATCTTTGTGTGTCCACAACATGTAAGGGAATGTAATAATACGTGTAGGTTTTCGTATTGATGGCCATCTAGGGTTAGGATTGACTGTAATAACCTTAAATCCAGGCCATCCCTTTAGTAGACGGTCTTCTGCAATCCCATCATTAAGAGACAACATACGAATACCACCATCGGTAATCGCACCAGCATGAAGTTTCTTTGTGTGTCCAGCACCTACAGAAACGATTGCAACATCTACTGCACCTCTACGAAATGCGTCCCAGTTGCCTGGCAGTGAGGTTACAGGAACACGTTCTACATCTTTCCAATCTAATGCTGGTTCTGCATTAAGTAGTTTGTGTTTAATGTTCCAGTGAAATCCTGGCGCACCACGAAACCCAGAAGGCACTCGTTTACCTTTTAGATCGTTATAACTCTCAATACCAGAGTTGTCTCGTACTGCAAGTCCTGTCTTAAAAAAGTGTAGATTCGCAACAAAACGTAGATTCTTGTGTGCTTTCTTTGATGTACGGATACCTGTATATCCCCAGAAAAAGTCTGTAGGATTACTGATACCAAAGTCAATTTTACCAGCATCTACTTTTTCTAGGTAAATTTGTGTTCCCCTATGTGGTAGAGGGGTTAGTGTAAGTCCAGCTGCACTCATAGTTTTTGCAAGTGCGACTGCTGTTTGGTAGTTTGCACTACCTTTTGTACTTCCCAAGGTTTCTGCATATGCAGAGGTTGTCATGGCGACTAGAATTAGTGCGGCTGTAATAAATTTCATCTTAAATTCCTTATATTTCATTTATAAATTCTATTAGATCGTTATCGAGTTTTATCCAACAATTGGAACATACAATAATTGATTCGTTCATAAGAACAATAACGTCTTGTCTGCTTTCTTCGCTGGTTCCTACTCTTTTAGATAATTTACGGATTTCTGAGTTATGAGGATAGAATTTAAGACACACTGTTTCTGCTTCTCCACAGTGGCTACAATGTTTATCGCCCAAATATTCATTGAGTATAATTAGACGATTACGATAGTTTCTACGAGCTACCTTTTTAATCGTGTCTTTATACTTCTCATAATGTTCATTAACCATACTTTTATTTATATGCTATAATACATCTAAAAAGGGGTTATTGCAATTCTTTTTTTTATAAATATTCTTGAATTAAAAACGATATTTCAACTTTAGGAGTAACAAAATGTCATTTCTTTCCTCTCCTGGCGTACATGTAAGAGAGATTGACCTCACTAATATAGTTCCAGCCGTAGCAACCACCGTAGGTGCGATTGCAATGCCGGCAGAACGAGGTCCATCTGGAAGCATAGTAACAGTCGGAAGTGAGCAGGACTTACTACAAGTTTTTGGTAAACCAAACGCAAGTAATTTTGAGTGGTGGTTTACAGCTGCAAACTTTCTAGCTTATTCCGATCAACTAAAGGTTGTTCGGCCAACATCAGGTCATCTAAATGCTGGTCAGGCATCAGGTGTCCTAATTCGTGATGATGATCATTATATTAACTCTTTCTGGTCAGAATCAGGTGACGGACAGGTTACTTCTAATGATTGGTATGCAAGAAGTGCTGGAACTCATGGAAACTCAATTGGTGTCCAGATTTGTCCTTCTGCAACTGCATATTCCCAAGATTTAGGTGATGATTATCTTACTGTAGGTGAAGATGCTATCGGTTCAACTACAATTAAAGTCGATGACGTAGATGCAGCTGGTTATGCATTTAACGTAGGTGACTTGATTTCTTTCTTCTCCGACTCTGGATATGCTACTCCACTTGATGAAGAAAGAGAGTACGAAGTTACTGCGGTTGCAGCTGGAACAGACAATGATCTAACAATTCGTCTTGCTGACGATCCAAATGGCCAGGGCCTTGTAACTCTCATTCCTGACAACTCTTACATTCGTAGACGTTGGAGGTTCCATAATCTCTTTAACGGTGCGCCTGGCACATCTGATTATAATAATTTAAACAATCGTGGAACTGGTGACGAAATGCACATTGTTGTGTATGACATCACTGGCGACATTACAGGTTATGACTATAGTGTTGCTGGTCAAGCCACTAACTCTATAATTGAATCTTATCCTAGTCTTTCTAAAAATCCATATGCAAAATCTCCACAGGGAGATAGCATTTATTATCCTGATGTTATTTTTAGGCAATCTAATTATATCTATTGGGGTGATCATATTTCTACTGGTACAAACTGGGGTACAGACACAACATCTGCTTATACTGCTGTTGTTCCTGTTGATATCGCAAACCTTACTGGTGGAACAGACGATTATGCTGTAACTAATGGTGAACTTCGACTTGCATATGATGAGTTTTCAGATACAGAAAGTTTGGACATTAACCTCGTACTTGCAGGGCCATCTTCTGGTGTTGCAGATTCTGCAGCTGGAATGGATACACATGGTACAATGATTACCGATCTTGTCGAATTACGTAAAGATTGTGTCGCTTTTATCTCACCATATCGTGCTGCAACTGTGAATGTATCATCTACTATTACTCAAACTGCAAACGTGGTTGCTGCATTTGATCTTCTACCATCGTCCTCTTACGTAGTGTACGACAGTGGTTACAAATACATGTATGACAAATACAATGACGTATATCGATATGTACCACTAAACGGTGATATTGCTGGTCTTTGTGCAAACACAGACAAGGTTGCAGACCCTTGGTTCTCGCCTGGCGGTTATAATCGTGGTAATATTCGTGGTGCAATTAAACTTTCTTACAACCCTAAGAACAGTGAGAGGGATCAACTTTACAGGAAACGTATTAACCCTGTAACGAATTTCCCAGGCCAAGGTGTGGTTCTGTTTGGTGATAAAACTGCTCTTGCAAAACCAAGTGCATTTGATCGTATTAACGTGCGTAGGTTGTTCTTGGTTCTTGAGAAAGCAATTGCTACTGCTTCTAAGTATCAACTATTTGAGTTCAACGATGAATTTACAAGAGCTCAGTTTAGAAACTTGGTAGAACCTTTCTTGAGGGACGTACAGGGTCGCCGAGGCATCTTTGACTTTAAGGTAGTCTGTGATGCAACAAACAATACAGGTGAAGTCATTGACCGAAACGAGTTTATTGGTGATATATACATTAAACCAGCTCGTTCCATCAACTTCATTACCCTAAACTTTATTGCGGTACGAACTGGTGTCGCATTTAGCGAGGTAGGAGGTTAATCATGGCAAATATAGATGACTTTAAAGCAAACTTAATCGGAGGTGGTGCAAGAGCCAACCAATACAGGGTAACTATTACACCGCCGCCAGGAATTGCAATTGGGCTTGATGTACGTAGGACTAGTTTTCTAGTGACTGCAACTAATCTGCCTGCTCAAACTTTAGCAGAAATTGCAATACCCTTTCGTGGTCGGAATATCTACATTGCTGGAGATAGATCATTTGAAGATGCTTGGACAACGACTTTCATGAACGATACGGACTTTATGATCCGTACCGCCATGGAGCGTTGGTCAAATGGTATCAATGATCTCGCCAATAATACTGGTGTGGTTGCTCCTTCAGATTATCAGACCGATTTGACTGTTGATCAGTTAGATCGTGATGATACAGTTCTAAAAACTTATATCTTTAGGAGTGCTTGGCCTACAACTATAAGTCAAATTGATCTGACTAACGAAACAGCTGATGCGATTGAAACTTTCGATGTTACTTGGAGATATCAACACTTTGAAGCTTCAGGCGTAAACTTCTAAATTAAAGCCTACTAAATAGTAGTAGGAGATTTAAGTATGGCTGAACTTTTCGGGTTTTCAATTAAAAAATCATCAAAGGATGTGGGGTCTAGCGAAAAAAGTTTCGTTAGTCCCACTCCTGATGATGGTACTATAGAAGTTGCTGGTGGTGGTTTCTTTGGTCAGGTGTTAGACACTGATGGCCGAGAAAAAAATGAGATAGACCTCATCAGACGATATAGAGATATTTCAATTCAAGCAGAATGTGATGCTGCAATTGAAGATATTGTTAATGAGGGTATTGTTGCAAATCAGGAAGATGTTCCTGTGCAAATTTCATTGGATAGGGTTCCCTATTCAGATAAAATCAAACGTAAGATTAGAGATGAGTTTGAAGAAGTTCTGAGGCTTTTTGATTTTAATACAAAAGGCCATGATATTTTCAGACGTTGGTATGTTGATGGGCGTGTTTACTATCACAAAATTATAGATAG